CTTTTGAAACTGCTCCAAGTACAGGTTCAATAGAAGTTACCGTATTCAACGGTTTAGGCGGTAAACTTTTAGCTCCATCTTTAAACGATTTATCCGTAAGCGTTCCCGCAAGCTCATCATCTGACGGCCAAAAAGGAGATCTGGCTTGGGATTCAAACTACATATATATATGTACAGCGACCAACATTTGGAAAAGATCTGCTTTGACAACTTGGTAAATTTTAAGTATTAATTAATTTTAGAAAACAATATTTTCATATTATGATCATTACTATACAAGATGAAGTTAACCGCTTTAGCATTAACCCCATAGGAGCAAAATGAGCCGTTTAAGAATAGAAACCGCACCGCAGATAACTGTTTATGACGAGTCTGTTGTTTTTAAAGCAGCTGCTGGAGCAACAGCAAATCTATTAGAAATTAAAAACTCTTCAGACACAGTTGTTGCATCTATAGCTGTTTCTGGAAGTACTTCAATTAGTGGGGATCTTACTGTTTCTGGTAATATGACTGTCAGCGGATCCAGCACTACAGTAAATACAGAAACGCTTACGATCAACGATAATATCATTGTTCTTAACAACAATGCTTCTGGCGCACCATCAGAAAATGCTGGAATAGAAGTAGAAAGAGGGTCTTCAGATAATGTTTCCATTAGATGGAACGAAACTGCAGATACATGGCAATTAACTAATGATGGTTCCACTTTTGCAGATATTCAAGCTTCTATAACCGCAGGTGCAGGTCTTTCAAAATCAGCTAATACAATTAATGTTGTTTCAGCTAGTTCTTCAAGAATAAATGTAGGCGCAGGAAACATAGACTTAGCCACCGTTGCTCAATCAAATACATCTGGCGCATCAGGAGTTTCTTTTGTTCAATCGCATTCAGTTGATGCTTACGGAAGAATAGATGGAACAGTTACCGCATCGATTAGGGATGCGACTACAACAGTAAAAGGTATTGCAATATTTGACGCTGCGGACTTTGATGTAACTGCTGGGGTGGCAACAATAAAAGCTAGCGGTGTTGATAATGCGCAGTTAGCAAACTCATCTCTTACAATTAACGGGACTTCAATCAATCTTGGTTCTACTGGAACAGTGTCCGCTGCAGCAGCTACCTTAACTGGCACGGGGCTTGCCGGAACAGTTATTTCTTCAAGTTTAACTTCTGTAGGAACTATTACTTCTGGTACTTGGAATGGCACAGCAGTTGATATAGCTTATGGTGGTACTGGTCAAAGTACTGCAAGCGCAGCTATAAATGCACTTTTGCCATCACAAACATCTGAAGCCAATAAGTACTTGACTACTAATGGAACAGCAACCAATTGGGGAGCTATAGAATTAGCTCACATAAATGGGGTTACAACATCATCAACTGAACTTAATTATGTAGATGGTGTCACTTCAGCAATTCAAACACAATTAGATACTAAGGCTCCTCTAGCAAGCCCTACCTTTACCGGAACACCAACTATTCCTACAGGAACTATTGCCACAACTCAGACTGCTGGTAATAACACGACAGCAGTTGCCACTACTGCTTTCGTAACTGACGCAGTCGCTACAGGTGTTGCGTCAGCAACAGTTGACAACCTCGACGATGTTTCGGATGTAACGATCACTTCAGCAGCCATCGGTGATTTACTTAAGTGGAATGGTACGGCTTGGGTAAATGCTGCTGGCTATGCGCTACTGGCTTCACCGGCACTGACTGGAACTCCAACCGCTCCAACAGCAGCAGCAGCAACTAATACAACTCAAGTTGCTACAACTGAATTTGTTCGTACGGAGGTCTCGAATCTTGTTGGTTCTGCTGGTGCAACCCTAGACACCCTTGGGGAGATTGCTACTGCACTTGGAAACGACGTTGCTTTATCTACAACACTTACAACCAGCATTGGTCTTAAAGCACCGCTTGCCTCACCAACGTTTACTGGAACCGTAACGATCCCAACGGGTGGAGTAATAACATCCCCCAGCTTAACCGTATCCACCGATAGCTCTACAACATCAGCAAGAATTGCTTACAATTCAACTTCACTTAAGCTTCTTGTAGGTGATGGGACAACTGCTCGCGAGTATGCTTCAAGTACAGTAATAACAAATACTCAAACAGCAAGCTACACTGTTGTGATTGCAGATAAAGATAAGCTAGTTGAAATGAATAACGCTTCAGCTAACAACCTCACAGTACCACCAAACTCATCAGTGGCCTTTGCGGTAGGTGCCCAAATTAGGATACTTCAAATAGGGGCTGGACAAACTACAGTAGTAGCTGGTGCTGGAGTTACCATTAACTCTACTCCGGGTTTGAAGTTGCGTGCGCAGTGGTCATCTGCTACTCTCATTAAGAGAGCAACAGATACTTGGGTACTTATCGGGGACTTGGCAGCATAATATGAGCGTAACAGGTGACGAGTCAGGAACAAGAAAAAAAGTAGTACCTACCGTAACTGGCCGGAAAAGATAGCGCTGCTAATACAGCTATCACAACAGCCGGCTTTCGTGTCGGAACAATAACCAACACAAGCACAGCTGTATCAGGAGAGCTCGGAGACGTAACTGCACAAGTCCAAGCTGCAGGGTCTTTAGCACCAATAGATAGCCCTATAGATTACAGTAGAAAATCTCCGTTTTTCCCACCATATTTTCCACCGTATTTCCCACCTTATTTTCCACCGTTTTTCCCACCATTCTTCCCACCGTTTTTTCCACCGTTTTTCCCACCGTATTTCCCACCATTTTTCCCACCATTTTTCCCACCGTTCTTCCCACCGTTTTTCCCACCGTTTTTCCCACCATTCTTTCCACCGTTCTTCCCACCATACTTCCCACCATTCTTTAAGTAGATAAAGACCAAAAGTTAGTAGTACAATATCTATTTCCAGAGATTACGGGTAGAACTTCATGAGGGTAGTTTTGGTTGGAGGGAAATAATATCAAGCTTCCAGCTTTTGGCTTTATTTTTAAGTTTTGATTCATAAAAACTATTTCACCACCATCATAGTTATCGTTATAATATAGTGTTGATGAAATATCCCTTGAAGGGTTTCCGCTTGGTGTAGGAAGATTTTGCCCAGGGACATTGTCTATATGTTTAGGTAAAAAGCCACCAGACTTATACACAACCATACTGCAGATATTTTCCATGTAGACACTGCTACTAAATTTTTTTTCTATAAACCTGTAGGTTAATTCATTTAATTCAGCAAAAGCTATAGCTATATTTTGATCTTTACCGGAAAGCTGCCCGGAAAGCTGCAAAAACTCAATAGCAATATCATTATAGTCATGTTTTTTTGTAGGGGCTTTTACTGCCCAACTTATGAGTATATTTAACAGATGATTTGGTATAAAATCTTCAACGTAAAAAAATTCTCTGATCATTTCAATTCTGTAATTGTATAAAAAGATGGAGTAGTAAATCTCTCCCCAGAGGTAACCATTTTAACACCATGAAGGTAATTAATATCGCCCGGATGGGCAATGCCCAGTCCCGGTTCTGGTTTTATAACCAGATCATGCTGTGGATAATATAATTCCCCTCCTTCAAAATCATCATTATAATATATTAATGAGTTGATATCATAAGTGGGAAATGGGTTTGGTGATCCATCATTCAGTTGTTTGTCAGCATGGGGTCTTTGCTCTAAGCCCGGAAACCATCTTATTATCACTGGTGGTCTGGCAGAAAGCTTGACATTAAAATTATCTTCAAGTACATATTTCATCTTAAGGATATATTTATCAACTATATTATATATCTCTAAGTTTATTTTAGACAATATTTCTCCACTACATTGACGGTTTTGCCAATAAGAAGCATCATACGTGCAAGTTCCATTGTCATCATAGGTATTTTCTCCGGCATCCATCCATTGATTAATAGTTGGAACAAATTCTTGAATTTTTTTTAAATCCTGAAGTTCAACAAAATTTTTTAATATCAAAATGTTATCTGGAGAATTGCCAAAATATCCAGGCGATATAAGTGAGTTCGTATTATCCATTTTCATTCTTAGTGCCTCAGATCATTGGTCTAAATATATTATTCGTCTTGTAAGCGTCTTGCTGGTTGTGGTATAGTATATCACTTGTTCATATTTAAAGTCAAAATTTAGGAGAATAATGGAATATTATCATGTTGGCGATCCAAAACTAGGATTTCACTTATACAAAAAAGCCATACCAGATTCACTTAATCTTGCAGAAAGATTAGAAGCTGCGATAGGCAATAGTTCGGATGAGCTATTTAAATGGTCAGAAGCTATGGTTGGCTACAATGTAAGAATGCCAGAGTATAGGGATTGCGTAGATTTAAAAATTAGCCCCGCACATTGGCCTTATTTAACAGATGAATTTAAAGATGTTAAAGCCGTTTATGACGATATAAACGGGTGCCTTACTCAGTGTTTAAATCATTACGAATCTCGTTATAATTTTAAAATGGAATTTATGGAAGCTATAAATTTTATAAGGTATCAACCCGGACAGCATTTTTCTGTTCATTCGGATCATGGCTTTTCGTATACTTGCACACTGTCATCGGTCATGTACATGAATGATGACTATGAGGGTGGGGAATTGTGGTTTCCTTATCTAGATATTACCTATAAACCAGAAAAAGGAGATATAGTTTTATTTCCGTCCACATATATTTTCGCGCATGCTTCACTCAAAGTGACTGCCGGCGTTAAGTATTCCGCTGTAACAATGTTCGACTACAACGATACTAATCATAAGAACGTAGAATACGGTTCTAATACTCCAGAAAAAAAATATTCTCCAGAAAAGATTGAACAAATTAAACAAAATAATATTATAGCAAAAGGTTCAAATGAAAGCCCTATAATAAAGCGCCCTTCATGACTATAATAACTTTAACAAAAACCCATCAAAATCCGCCACAGATAGTTCAATCTAGGATTAAAAGAGATTGGATGGATAACACATACAAAAAGCACGCGTATCAATGTCTCCCTATGACTGCAGCCAACGTACATGGATGGGAGCTAATACTCCCCCAAGACGTAGTAGTCCAGTGGGAGGGCGGAAACAATAATGTAAAGATTCTTAGCGGTGAAGAATATATGGGTAGAACATTTGTATATGGCGGAATTATAGGCATGGTTTCTTTCTCTGTTGGTTGGGCATTTGGCACTGAAAAAGGTTACGATACTTGGATTGGTGGGTCGCCAAACTATATGGTTGACGGAGCATCTCCTCTTAGTGCAATTATACCAAGCAGTTGGTGGCCAGATGAATTCCAAATGAATTGGGCTATTA